GTTGAGTGGAGCCTAAGGCGAAATTCAGCGTCGAAATCAAAGTTCCAACCTTTCAAAGACCAATCAAAACCTGAAATATCAGACTCTGCAGGTACACGTATTCTACTGTTGACATAATCTATCATCAAACCTACTGACTCATCATCGAATCCAACACCTGGTTTAGAAGGTATTGAATGCCAATTCAAAATTTCAGTCTGGTTAATATGCCTATGTAAAACACGCTCCACTATTTGATCGACGAGTGAAACTGAAGATATAATTCTCCAACGCTTCTTCTCAGCCTTCACCTTGGTGTGAGGCTCATTCTTAATGAAAACTCTAACCGGATCAACGAAACCACCTTGAACTAACTGAACTGGTGTAAGTCCTGTAATGTCTGAGGTAGCTAACAATCGTAGCCTAGCAATCACTGCATCCAAAAGGAGATCGAAATGCCTAGTTAGAATGTGTTCATTGGTGCTACCAATAGCCGCCAAGGGAACTCCTGGGGAGCCTTCCAACCGTACGTCATCCATACACATGCGTATATGGGGTATGATTTTAGGGCCTAGTATGTCCTCTAGGGCTTCTGGTAATACTATACGAAGTCCATAATCTCTTAACATTGATCTCATTGCCTTATCAAGTATCATCTGGGGGGGGGACGGTGTATCTACAAATCTAGAAGCTTGGTAGATAAATGAAGCTAGTTCGTCGTCTGCTGTTCTGTCGGGCCATGTGAGCTGCTCGTAGTGCTCTGTGTCTCTCCAGAAGCTTTCAACTTTTTGCCAGATTTCCGATTGCGCTTTCTTTTTACCACTTGGCCATCGACAGCCGGAGGCACCGACGTAACTAAATCCTTTAATTGCGCTGGGCTCGAGTGTCCATTGGTAATTTGGGAGCTGGTACAGCTCTTTGAGGGTTGCGAAAGCGCCCCTTTCCCTGGGGCTTGGCAGTTTAAAGCAGATTTGTTCAGCTTAACATCCATAGGTTTGGATTCCTGAACCCTTTCCTCAATTATGAATCCATCGGGAATATCGCACCCTAATTTACTTGCGGGTGTAATAATCACAACTTCAACAGGTATCGTATCGGGTTGTGTTAGATATAAAGCTAAACGCATACTATGGGGCCATTGAGCGAAATGGGAGAAATGACTAACAAACTCCCTCCTATACTCGTAATCAGTGCCTTCGACGTCCTCAATGTCTCGGAATTCATCCAAAACGTCTTTCAACATTTGTAATCCTTCTTTCAATGGGGCGGGTATCATGTACTTAGAAATTCCTCCGTTTTCGCACATAATGCATTCATTAGTGTTTTTACGCAGAAACTTCATGTATTTCCAAAAACCTCTTGCGCCGTTTTCCTGATTCTGGTCGGGGAGTATATTGAACAATGTCATAAGAAACTTATAGAGTCCATTCTTATTCAAGTATGACATCCATTTGTCTCTAGTGGCAAAAGGTCCATTTAAAACTCCACGCGCGAGTAGGGGTGTCTGTTCTTCTTCTTTGTACAATTCGGGAAGCGTCTTCTCACGCACTCGTGGTTCGGCCACGTATTCCGTAGTTGAGTTATAAACCCTCATGAAATCGTGTCCGTCACATGCATGTAAAGGTGTATCCTGAGCCCGCGACCTAACCCTTTCAATTTCGTCTTGAGAGACTCCTTGATAAGGTTTGGTTAAGACGTTAACAACGTTCATACCTATGCAATTTTGTTCATCAGATGCAATCTCCTGCTCAATCAGGTCATAGGCGGTTTCCGCCAAATCACTTCTTATTTGTGCTGGAAGCGTTTTCTCATTATACAAAGGTATTGTCACTGTTGGTTTCTCAGCCGTGACGCGAGCATTTTGTGCTACTTGTTTCCTTTCCTGTTTCACTCTAGCTTTCAGGGCTTGTGTGTAGAGAGAGTCTGGTGTTTTCGACTCATAATCATCCCACATGCTTCTAGGTAGTCCTGATA